GGGAATCGTTCGCCCGAACACCGCGAAATATATTTCCTCAATCGTCGCCCTTTCGGACGTGGAGAATTCGGATTGAATCCCCCACGCCGAAACGCGACGTTTGATTTCCTCGTAATTCATACCTCGGGATTACTGACCGTTGACGAGGGTTGAAATGAGGGTCTTTGTTGCGGCGAGTGTCCCGGCGAACAGGAACAACCCGGAGGTCGGGGATTTCTCCTCCTCGAGGGCGATCGACCAACCGCCGTTGGTGTCGTCGGAATAGGGGTCGAGGGAACCCTCCGCGAGAGTCAATCCTTGATAAAATCCCTTGATTTCGAACGCGGAATTCCCGGCGTCGTTCTCGTCCTTGAGGTGTTTTGCCTTGTTCTCTTGGATGAAAAAGAATTCACCGTCGAGGATAGGGTCAACGATTTTCTCGGATACCTCGGGGGAATTGTCGAGGATAATAAACTGTACGCGATTGGTTGCGTAACCGCCGAGGTCGGAGGCGTTGAGGGTTTTTGTTGATCCGGAGAACGGCTTTTTCCCGGGCTGATAGACGGGGAAAATGTGCGCCCCGGCGATGAGAGGGAGGGAGGAAATCACATTCTTTTTCCCGGCGGCGAACTCAACGTTCGCGAAATCAATTTCGGCGCGGTTGCCGACGTAACCGATAAGTTCGAGGCCGCCGACAAACGGTTCCTCGCAATTACGTTCGATTCCTTTCTTGATGAAATTGTCGCAAGTTGACATATTGAATTGAATTTTGATTGTTTACGAAAAAGGGGCGGCGGTTCCGCCGCCCCGGATGATACACGGTTCGGGATTAGTACGCAACCTGTACGAGGTCGTCCTGTGCGATAAGGGTTCCGATTTTATCCTTTGCGAGAATCTTGTTCAACTGTTCGTCGATGTTGAACCAAATTTTGAGGTCCGCAATTTCGTTTTCGGACTCGGCCCCGGCGAGGAGATTATCCTTGATCGAGAACAGGGCGCGGAACGGCTTGTTGTACTGACCCGCGTTCGCGGTTGCCTCGTAACCCTGTATGATTTCGTCCCAAAACGGGATAACAACGAGGTCGATTCCGTTGTACTTGGACTTTTCGATTCCGTCGAACAGTGATTCCCACTGCAACCCGGAACCCTTGTTGTTCTGCTTGATGTCGCGATCGAGGGCGTCCTTAAACGCCTGTGTAATATAAATTACCTTTTTCGCGGACTGACGGAGTACAAGGGGCGCGTCCTCGATAAGGTTGTCGAGTGTACCCGTTGCAACTCCGGCGACCCTAAACGCGGTCCTTTGTGCGGCCCACGACGTTTCGGCGTTCGCGGCAATTGCCGTGTGACGTGCGGGGTTTGCGGCGACGATTGCAAACAGGCGTTTCCACAGGCCGTCGGTAACGGTGAACTTGGAAACGTCGGTTCCGGGTTTGAGGATACCGCCGTCGGCGACTACCTTTGCGGTCTTGTCACCGAACCACACGAAACGGAGCAACATTTTGCGGATTGCGAGTTCGAGTCGAGGCATAAGGACATAGTCGATATACTCCGTCCCGGTGAGATCCGCGATGTCGGTTTTTGTTTTCATTCCGACCTGTGCGAGGGTTCCCTCGAGGTCGGCGTAACAAATCTTTTCGGCAACCTCCCACTCGGGGATGTCCCACGTCTTTTCGGACGTGGCGATAATGTCGTTGTCGAAAACGGGGTTGCATTTGGTCGACGCCTTACCGATAAGGCCGAACTCACCAACGAAACCGACCTTTTCGCCGTGTTTCTGCTTGGGGAGGAAATTTACGAGTGCGCCGATTTGGTCGGCACCGAGGACGGAGAGGAAAATAAGTTTCCGGAGGTCCCTAACCGCCCCGTTGTCGGGGGTGAGGTTCTGAAAATTGAGTCCTGTTGAGGCCATAATTGAGAATGTTTAATTGTTAATGAATTTCGGGTGTTGTTCCGGCGATTACTCGTCGCCCTTTTCCTTGTTCTCGAGGGCGCGGAGGCGTTTTGCGACGAGGGATTCCTTAACCTCGCCCGTCTTGCCCTCTTTCTTGCCGGGTTCCTTTGTTCCGGCGGCGGGTTTGTAGTTTGATTTTGCGGATTTCAACCACTTGATTCCGCCCGCGACGGTTACGAGGTTGAGGATTTCGAGGTCCTCCGGGGTCTTTGCGGCGGCCTTTGCCGTTGCGAGTTCGGCCTCGAGTTCGGCAATCCTGTTGTTTGCCTGTTCGAGGGCCTGTGCGGTTTTGTCGTCGTCCGGGTCGTCGTTGCCGTCGCCCTCGTTACCCTCGGCGTCGCGGATTTCGGTTATAACGCCGTCCTCGACAACGATTGTTTTTCCGTCGGGCATTTTGTGTTCACCGTCCGGGGAGGCGGAATCGCCGACGGCGGGATCCTCGCCCTCCGGCTTGTCGATTGTGATTGTTCCGCCGTCGGCGGTGTTGAGGTCGTACGCGACCTTTTCCTCGTGTACCTCGGTATTAAGGCCGAGGGCCTTTCCGAGGGCCGCGAACGCGGTTGCGATTGCGGACTTTTTGGTTTCTTTTGACATATTATTTTGGTTTTTGGGATTATGTGCGTTCCATTCCTCCGCCGTCATACGGCGTTCGCCGATTGCCTCGGCCGATTTCGGAGCGGTTATTTCGTGAATGAACCCGAGTTCGAGGGCCTTTTCCGGTCCGAAATAGGTTCCCGCGTTCATTTGTGCGTCGAGGACGTCGCGGTCGGCCCCGGTACGTTCCACGTAAAAGGACAACATTTTCTCGCGTTCGACTTTCAAATCGGCCGCCATACGTTCGAGGTCCTCGGCGTGGTACGCGCCCGGGAGGGAATACTCCGGATAATACGGGTCGTGAATAAGTAACGAGGCGTGAGGGGCGGCCCGGCGGACCGACGCGGCGCAAAGGATGATTGTTGCCATTGACGCGCATTGTCCCTCGATTGTCGCGATTATCGTTTTCCCGGTCGCCCGGAGTTTATCCGTAATCGCCCAACCCTCGGTGACGTCGCCTCCCGGACAATGAATCCGGAGGTCGATTGTATCGTCCTCGGCCGGGATTGATTGGATGAATTCGTCGACCGATGAAAAGGACACACCGTCAATTCCGCAAAACCACAGGAGGTCGAGTCGTTCCGTATCCGCAACAATTGGATTGTAAATTTTGAGAATTGCCATTTTGAGAGTGTTGTTAACTGTTAACGTTGCAAAGTTATAAACAAATGTGTACGAAATACACACTCCGGAATAAAAATCGACTGACAACGGATTGTCACTAATCGCCCGGTATTTGCGACCTAAACCGCCGCACAACGCGCCAAACGGACCGTTCCGATAATTGGTATTGTCGGCAACAATAATCGACGACGTACGCCGTTTTTAGGCCCTCGGCCCGGAGCCGGACGAAATCCTCGTACAATTCGATATTCTTATAATCCTCAATCGCGACGCCCGCCGAGGTTAATTCCCGGAGGACCTCGGCGTTCGCCTTGATTAGTTCGTAAACGGTCTTTTCCATACGCGGTCGGTGTTATACGTCCCCGAGGGTTTCCACGACGGACACGCGGGATTCGACCCGGCGGATTTCGTCCACGCCGACGCGGAGGTTGAGGGCGGACACACCCCGGGCGACGGCCCGGGCGAGCATTTCCTCCCCGGCAACCTGTGTCGCGGCGGTCCCGGCCTGTATTGGTACGCCTCCTCCCAATTGGTTGAGGGCGGAGTACAGGGGCGCGAATAGGGATGTCGACAACGCGTTATTGACCGATTCCCCGTTCGAGAGGCGGGCCGGGACCGAATCGGACGTCCCGGTCCCGGGGCCTGTTACGGTTCCGCCTGTTGAGAATCCGGACGCGGACGGGATTTTCGCGCCCTTGACGGTCTTAATCGCGGAGGTTATGTTCGCGAGGACGGTTGCGACAGTGGTTGCAATCGCGGCAAGGTTCGCCGGATATGGAACGGACATTGCTTGCGCGGTTCCGGCCGCGATCGCCTTTCCGGTATTGATTGCGATTTCGGCGAGGGCGAGCATTTTTGCGAATTGGGCGAATCCCTCGTTATCCTCCCCGAGTTCGGCCATAAGGTCACCGAACGCCCCGGTAACGGTCGCGATTGATTCCATTTTTGCCGTTTCGATTTCGACCTCGTAATCCGCGAGGGCCTTTTTCGCGTCGACGTATTCCTTTTGCGCGGCGAGTTGTCGGGCCTTGAATTCGGCGTCGGATTCCCCCTCGAGTTGGTGCAACGTTTCCAATTCCTTTTGTTTCATTTCCACCTCGAGGGCGAGGGTGTTTTCGCCTTGAATCGCAAGTTCCGCAATTCGGTTCTCGTACTCGAGTTTGAGGGCGTCGGCGGTCTTTTGAATCGCAAGGTTCGTATATTCGGCGTTGAGGTCGGCGGTTTCCTTTGCGTACTTTGCCCGGATTAGTTTCTTTTGTTCCTCGGTCACGCCGACGGCGGTTAATTCGGCGTATTCCTGTGTTTGGAGTTGCTCCAACCGGATTTGGTATTCCTCCTCGGTCCCCTCCTTGACGGCCGCAAGGCGGAGGGCGATTTCCTGTTGTGCCGTCTTATAACGTCGGTCGGCCGCGTCCCGGTCGAGTTTCTCGAGGTTCCGGTTGTGTTGTTCCTCGGCGAGTTCGATTTGACGCGTAATCGCGGCGCGGGCGGCCGGGGTCAATTTCTTTTCGGTTTCGAGGCGTTTCTTGAGGTCGGCGATTTGCCGGGAATACCGTTCGTTTTCCTCGGCAAGTTCCCGTTCTCCGGCGTCCCGGATGAGGGCAATTTCGGCGTCGGTCGCGGCGCGGACGGCGTCGAGTTCCGTTTTGAGGCGTTCCTCCCGGGCCTTTTTTGCGGACGCACCCGCCGACTTGCGGGCGTCGGCGATTTGCTTGTCCCGGGCGGCCTCCAAATTCGTTTGGAGAACTAACATTTCGTTCGCGGTGATAATACCCTCGGACCGGAGGAGTTTTAGTTGTTTGACCTGTTCCGCGAAATTCGCGTTCGCCTTGATCGTCGCGTATTCGACCTCGCCGATTGCCTTTTTGAGGATGTCGTCCCGGTACGACGACACGACCTCCCGGAGGTGGTTTGCGGTGTCGTTCAACGCGGATTGGTAATTCTCCTCGGCGGTCTTTTTCCCCTCGAGGGCGTCCTTGTATTCGTCCTTGTCCTTTTTGTACAGTTTCGCGGCCTCCTCGAAATGTGCGTTTTGCCGGGACGACAAATCCCGGAGGAGGATTAACCGTTGATTCGTGATTTCCTCGTCGGACTTGCCGAGGGCCTTTAATTTGTCGAGGTGGTCGTCGTACTTTTTCGCGAGTTTGTCGAGTTCCTCGTCCTCCTTTTTGAAATTCTCCCGGGCCTTTTCTTGCGACCTCCCGAACAGGTTAAACGCCTTAACGAGGCCGTAAATTGCGGATACGGCCCCGATAATGAGGGATACAATTAAAACAATCGGGTTCGCCTTTAACGCGGCGTTGAACAACCGGGTTGCAATCGTCGCGGCCCCGGTCGCGGCGGCCTCGCCCGTGAGGGCGGCGGCGTTCGCGGCGTTCGCCTTTGCTTGCAATTTGGTTCGGGCGGCGTTGACGGTTTGCATAACGATTGATTGCGATTGTAACATATTAACGACCTTTTGAACGGCCGTCAATGTCCCGAGGGTTATTGTTATAACCTTGAACGTTTCGTTCAAATCCTTATTCTCGAACCCGAGTTGATTTGCGAGTACGGAATATTGAGTCCACATTCCGAGGAGAGATTGTGTCGACGAAATCATAACGTCCAACCCGGCGGTATCCGAGGACGCCGCGCCGATTTGGGCGTTAACGTCCGCGATTGCGTCTTTCATTTGGGCGGCCTTTGCGGACAACTCTTGAAATTCGGCGGTGTTTTCCTCCCCGGCGAATTTCATTGCGGTTAATTTCTCGACGAGTTCCCGGAGTTGGTTCTTGAGGGGTTCCACGGCGGCGGGGTAATTACCGACGTTCCGGTAAAACCTTTGCGTTTCCTCCTCGGCGGTCTTGAGTTCGTTTGTAATCGCGAGGATTTCGGCGCGTTTTTTCTCCCCGGCCTCCCCGTTACGTTGTTCGCGGGACAACGCGTCGTATTCCTTTGTCGCGTTCGACAACGCCGCCCGGAGGGACCGGAGGGAACCCTCTTGTTCGTTTTCTTGTTTGATGTTGTTTTGAATCTCTTTCGAGAGTTCCCGGATACCGCGTTTGTACTCTTTCTCGGTTTCCCGGAGGGCGATTAACGAACGGTTCCGTTGTTCGATGGTGATTTCCCCGTCCTCGAATTGTTTTTGTACGTCCTGTTCGGCCTCTTTCACGTCGAGGAGGGCCTTTTCGTATTCCTCAATACCTCGGACCGCGTCGGCGTAATTGGTTTCGATGTGGACGACCTTTGTTATTGTATCCTGTGCCATTGAAAAAAGGGTTTAATATTCAACAATAGTGAATCCGAAATCGTCAACGATTCGGGCGATTCCCGGTTGTGCATAATACGCCGACCGGGACCCGGCCGGGACGAATATTTGTTTCGGCGTCGCGGATGTGTAATCCGACCCGGCGGAATGGAACGCGGAATAATTAATCTCCGGAGGCGTGGTTCCGTGGAATCGAATTGTTGTAAGGTCGTAACAGTGACCGAACGCGACGTCGCCGATTGACGTTACCGAGGCCGGGAATTCGACGGAACGCAACGCGTAACAGTATTCGAACGATTGCCACGCGAACGTGTCGACGGTGTCCGGGAAAACGAATCCGAGGATATTGTGTGCGTAATAAAACGCCTTGCGGGAAAACGACCGAATCCCGTTCGGGAAATTGATATATCGGACGTTGTCGAGGTTGTACGTGTGATTGTCGGGGTCGATTTCCTTGTTAACGACGCCGACCGAATCGGAAATGAATTGACAATCGGTCAAATCCATTCTTCGGGGCGTTCCGGACGAACTCGCCCTCGAACCGATTTCGCCGATATTATCCTCCGTCAATGTTTGTCCCGGCGTCGTCTTGACCTTGAGGGTTCCGGTCCAACCCGTCGGGCAATTCGGAACCCACGTCGAACCGTTGTTCGTCGAATACAGGATTCCCAACAGGTCCGGCGACGCCTCGGGTAACTGTAACAATTCGACGTTGCAATAATCCTCGGCGGTTTGGACGGATATAATCGCGTAAAAACGCCCGTATTGCTTGAGGTACACCGGGCGGGTGTAATCGAGTTTGAGGAGGTCAAACTCGGTCAGCCGGAAACGTTCCTTAATTACGACGGCCGCGTCCAACAGGGCCGCGAGTCGGCCGTAATACAAGGAAATCATATTCGCAAACGAAATCGGGACGAACCGGGCGATTGCCTCGTTTCCACCCTCGCCGCGCATACATACAAGACGAGGGGAAACGGCGACGTCTTGAGGGTTGCCGTCGTCGTCCAATTCATAATGAGGGATAACCGCGAGGTTTACGTTTTGCGCCGTCGACGACCCGGACCCCGTGTGGGTTGTGGCCCTTTCGTCGGAGGCCGCGAACGGGAGGGTTATAATATCCTTTTCCGGTTCGAGGGACTCGTTGTCAATAGTAAGGGCGGCGTCGCCGGATGTCGCGACGTCCTTGTCGTCCTTGTATTTGAACCAATTTCGCCGGGCGTAATCCCCGAACGAGTATTTGATTTCGCGGGGGTCGTCCTCGTCGACGGAATCCCGGACGAGTTTTCCCGACCAATCGACCGCCCGGGATTTGTTCGCGGTTAGGAGGTCGAGGGTTGCGAACTTGATTTTGTCGGCCTCGCCGGACGGGACCACATACAACCCAAACAACCCGCAAATCGCCTTGACGAAATCGAGTTGCGATACGTCCGGGAAATTACCCTTTGCCTTGAAATATTCCCCGAGGGAAATATTAGATTCGACCGCCGGGGGCGTCAAATCAATAGACCCGGAGTTCGACAATGAGTGGAATTTGTACCCGTCGCGCAAATCAAATCCGATTGCGATTTCCGCGCCCTCGACCGCGTCAAACTCAAACGTTTTCGAAAACGTTTGCGAATAATAGTGTCGTCCGCCCGACTTGTATAAATACTCCGATTTCACCGGGTCGGCCGTGCGTAATACGCCGCCGTTATAAAACAACTTTAACCGCGTGTCGGGGGTGTACCCGGATTGTGAACAACTCGTCGTTACAATAAGGATTACAACGAGTTTCACGCGCCCGGTGTACTTGTTTTTTATTACTGTACACGTTGCCTCCTCGCCCCAAATATTGAACTTTTGTCGTTTGTTCTCGGTCGTGTAATACGTCGACGCCGGGAGTGAGAATGTCACGCCGACGAGGTAATAACACCAACCTTTCGACGTATTCGAACCGATGTTCGAACCGTGACGAACCGCCGATTCGGATGTCTTGCGGGTTGTGAGGGCGACCGCGACGGAACGGAACAGGCCGCGCCGATTGTACCCCGGCCGGGACATATACCCGGACGGGAACTCAAACGTAATCCCGGAATCGTCCATTATCTTTTGGAGAATCATTCGGACCGACACGAATTTATGTAGCCAAATTTGCGCCTTGATACTCGCCGGGATTGTATCCATTGACCCGAGGCCGCAATCGTAATCCGCGTTGATGAAATACGAGTCGTCGATATACGGGTCCGGGTCGGTCGGCGTGTCGCCGTCGACGCAATACGTCCGGGTTCCGGTGGTGTTCCATAATTGGGTAAGGTCGTCGAACGACAAATCGTTTAATTTCGCGCCGGACTCGGTCCACGACTGAAAACGTGTCATTTCGCCCCAATACAACGCGATTTCGTAACTCTCGGAGGAGGACAAAAGGACGGCGTTTGCGTCGGATATGATTTTGACGCCGTTTTTGTAATACTCCGCCGCGTGCCGTTGGTACGGGAACGTTGAGTTCCGGGCCGGGGTTGTCGCGTGGTCGAATATCCCTCGGTTGCGAATCGTTTTCGGGAGGGATATTGTTTGCGAGTTCGACGCGGTAATCTTGGAAATATCGCCTAACAAATTAGACTTGAAATTCAACACGATTCGGGTGTCCGGGGACATATCGACCCGGACCCCGTCAATAATGAGTTCCTCGGATTTCATATTACAACGATTGCGTTATTTGGGTGGGTTCGACAATTGCGACGGTGAAATCTTGTCTGGGTTTCGTCGACCTTGCGACGGTTCCCGGGGCGACGTTGACTCGGTGCCATTGCGGGACGTCGTTTGCGTCGTACCCGTCGAACATATCGACGAACGGGGACGAAACAAGGGTCAACAGGAACTCGAACAACTCCGCGTCAACGGATTTCGCGCCGAGGTTGCGGGTTTTCGTCCGGGAGAATGATTGCCGGACGTCGGTTCCGGCGTTCACTCCGGAGTTGTAAATTATCGGGTTCACGATGTCGGCGGAAATGTACGAGGACCCGACGACGGCGTCCGAGGTCCCGAGGTCCTTAAACAACCAATAACAAAACCTCCCGAGGTTGTCAATCCAACGCAAATAAACGCCCTTTTTGCAATCGGCGGGGGTTCGGTCGATGTCGACGTCGTACGTTACGATTCCGGCCGATTCAACGTCGTTTTTCGTGACGTATCCGAACGGTTGCGACAACCGGAAATTCTTGTCAATTGTGAACGGGTCGATTAGTTTCTTGACGTTGAGGAGCCGACGGAAATAACCGGAGGCCCGGAGGGGCGCGGACGACGGGAGTTCGTCCGTTGCGAAATTGACCCCCGGTCGGTCCTCCCCGTCGACAATAAGGTTGAACTCGTCGCCCTTTTTGACGTAAAAATCGAGGGTAAACGGGTAGTTGATGAACCACCGACGGCGGATGTTCCCCCCGGTGGACTCCCCGCGTTCGATATTACCGAACACGGCGTCAACGGTAAAACTCGCGGCGATTACCGTGTTGTTGTTCGCGTCCTTGTAAGACACGACCGCGTCGACGGAATGATAATTCGGATTGACGATCCACGTTCCCCCGGAGTAATTCACGACGTCAATTCCGAGGTCGACGAACGCGGTTTGCATAAAACGCCGGATGTCGAACACGACCTCGTTATTAAAAACGGCCCTGTACTCGGTGTACATTCTCGCGTCGACGTCGGACAATTGGATTGTTACGACGTCCGGGACGTAATCGCCGAGGAGAGGGTCCCAATACACCCGGACAATTGCAGGAACGTTCGCGAAATGAACGGTATTCGGGAACTCGCACACGCGGGAACCGGATTGAGTGGATATTTTACGCATATTGATTGATGTTTATTTGTTGATTGTTCGGAGTATTGATTCGGTCAATTGGACGTCAAACAGGCCCGCAAGACGGGAGGAAACGTTCTCGACGGCCGTTGGGATTTCGTTTGAGAATATGTCGTCGCGGCCGCCGTCCCGGAACAGGGCGGAACCGGATGTCATTATCTTTGTCGCAACGCCCCACGGGGAGTCGAGGTTGACGCCCTTTGTCGCGGCCCACCCCTCGACGACCTCGATAAACCATTTCGGCGCGGACGGGTATTCGGAACCGTCTTTTCGTAACCGGGTATGAATCCGGGACCACGGCCGGGAACCTGTTTCGAGTCCGGCAAAATACGCCCTCGCGTCGAGTTCTCCGGAGGCCCCGTCCGGGGTTGATTCCACGTGAACGACAATCGACTCAATCGTCCGCCCGGAGGCGCGTTGTCCGGCGGCGATATGATTTGCGATAATTCGTTCCTTGAGGCGTCCGAGTTCCTCGTTGAGGATGTTTTCGGCGGTTGTCCTTGCGTCCATTGTTTCCGGCGTTTATTCGACACACACGCCGACGGCCTCGACGACCTCGGGGGTGATCGTGAAAATACAAAGGTTCGCGTCGAGGCGGTCGAACGACACGGTATAAGGGACCCGACCCTCGATTTGTTCGAAATACCCCGAGCGGTTCATTCTCGCGACAAAATCGGCCGCAATCCCTTTCAGTCGTTCGGCGATTGTTTGCGCCTGTTCCCCGGTAAAATCGAGGGGCATTTCGTCGGCGAACGCGAGGAGGGTTTGCGGGGAATCCTTGAGGAATCCCGTTGAGGTGAAATTGAGTCCCCCGGATACGGGTTGCACATACAACAACGCCGGGAGGGTGGACCCGTCGTCGGCCTTGACAACGCCGTCGCGATCGCGGCGGTATTTGTCAAACCGGAGGTTCGCCCGGGGCCACGTTTCGCACATATACGACAACCCGGCCTCCCGCGCGATTTCCGCGATTCTTTGTTCGATTGTTGGTGTTTGCATATCTTTATTTTTTGGGTTTGAAT